TAGGATTCGAGCGCGGCGCGGTTGGCGGCGGTGAACTCGACCCGCTCGCCGTTCTGGTCCACGACCACGCGGGCGCTCTTGCCGATCACCAGCAGATGCAGCGCGGCCCGCGCTTCGCTCAACTTGGTGGCGGTATCGCTCATTGCTACCCCAAAACGGACCCGAACTGCCGCATCTTGTAGCCCGGCTTCGATTCGGGCGCAACATCTTCTTTCGGCCGGCCGGATACATAGGGGTTGCGGCCCGCCTCATCTGCCCAGGCCGGAACCTTGCCAGCCCAATTTATCCGCTCCACCCCGAGGATGGACGAGGCGCAAAAGCCCAGGAAGTAGTAGGACAAATCCCACGCCTCGTTCCGCTGACGGCCACCCCGTCCGACCTCCCACCCCTTCGGCGTTCGGACCTCGGCGCACATCTCCGCGAAGAACCAGTCTTCGAGCCAAGTCGGGAAGTGGATCGTCCCCTTGCCGGTCTCGGTCGCATCGAGCCGGGCGTTCAGGGCGTCCTTGTTGACCGTCGAGTTGAGGAAAAGGACCGGCACGTCACCCTGCGCGCCTGCTCGCGCGCCGGTCGCCCGCGTCTGGCTGTCAGGATAGCCGACACGGACGCGCGGGGCGTTCACCGCCGGCTCGCCCTTCACCAGATGAAACCTGTCGCTTAGTCCGTTCTTCCGCAGCACTCGGTAGAAGGCGTAGGCGTTGGTCGTCACGCCGGCTCGCCCGCCGCTGTCGCAGAGCGTCATGCGGACCTGCATCGTGTTGCCGCTGTCGTCATCGACCTCGTATGTCCGCTGGATCACTTCCGAGATCAGTAGGTTCCAGTCTTCGACGTATGTGCCCGGCTTCACCCATGCGCGGTCCCCGTCCGCGTCAACCCGCTTCGACTTGCGAATGTCGAACCGATCTACGACGTAGACGTCAAACGGTTCGCCCGGCGCCACGCCGAAGACCTGCACCACGAACAGGTTCGCTTGCACGTCCACCGCAGCGATCAGGAAGCGGACGGCCGGCGGCACCTTGCGCTCGTTCCACCGCTCCGCACGGTCACGCAGCGACTCAGGCGTGCGTAGTGTCTCCTTGTTCTTCGTCAGGTATGGCTCGGCCAGATCGTTGTTGAAGAACTTCCGCAGCGAGTCCTCGCTGCTCGTCTTGCGGTATTCCTCCTCGGCCGTGAGGTAGGCCGCGACCAACTGCGGCCATGTGATGAAGGTTGCGGCGACGCCGTTCAGCCAGAACGACGCGATCTCGCTTCGGATAGGCTTGCCGGAAATCTTGCCGTTGTCGTCGATGCTCTGGCCGTCGCACAGCCACACGCCCCACTCCTGAAGGTCGCGCCGTTCGTCGGGCCTGATGCCGTAGTCGCATTTCGGGCAACACAGGCGCACGGACTCTGCCGCGTCCATCCTGTCCGGCAGATCGGCCCAACGCAGATGGCGGAAGTTCCCCTCGAACCAGTGGTTGCATCGCGGGCATGGCCAGTACCAGCGGCGCCGGTCGCCTCGGTTGTAGAGGCCGAGGATGCCCGTCACGGGCGGTGCCTCGTGTGGCGTGCTCGCGATCCACCGTGGGTCTTCGAGGGGCCTGGACGGGCTGCTCTCCGCGAGCGTCATGGCAAACGAACCGAACGTGGTCGTGCGCTTGGACGCGAGATCGTAGGGGTTGCCGTCGCCGTCAATGTCGTCCGGCATACGGTCGAAGTCCGTCAACGCGATGCGGCCGACAGGCTTGCCGGCAAACTCGGACACGCTCGGCCAGGAGAGCGTCAGCATCGTCCCGTTGCGGTAAATCTTGTCGTGCCGGTTGTCGTCGTCCGCTCGCGGCGACAGCATCTTTCCGATCTCCGGGCTGTGCCGGTGCAGACGATCCACGCGGCGCACCGCGAAGTCGCGCGCCGTGGCGTGCGATGGGCTGTAGATGATCATGTCCATCGGGTCGACACGGACGGTGTAGGCGAGCCAGTTGAGGATGAGCGCGGCAGTCTTGCCCGACTGTGCCGGGCCGGCGAACACGCATCCGCGAAACCTCCTCGACCCGAGGACGTCCATGGGTTCGACCATGTAAGGCGTAATTCGGTTTTGATATGGCCCCATGTAGGCGCCGGGTATGTTCAGTTGGACATACTTCTCTGCTGCCTCGGACACACTGACGCGCTCGGGCGGCTGGAACATCGCCGCGAGCGACAGGCCCATGTCGTTGAGGGTTTCAAATCCCGTCGTCGTCTTCGCCGAGAGACGAGATATTTTCATCGACCGGCGCAAGCCCGTCGCCATCATCTTCGACATATTCGACAACCCCTGCCGGCTGTTCCGGCATCTGAGAGAGAACGGAAGTGACTTCCTGGTGCAGCCCGAGCAGCAGCCGGTCGATGAACTCTCGGAACCACTCGTAGAACTCCGGTGGCAGACGCCCCTCGCGTTCCGCGTCGTCAGGCGCGATCAGGAGCGTCATGCGGATGCGCTTGTGCCACTCGCTCCACACTTCCTGGATGCGCTCCACGCGCCACACCATCCCTTGCGACTGCTCGAATTTCAGTTGTCCGTTCATCGCGGCCCACAGGTCTTTCTGCAAGGTCGGCGGGAGGTCGCGCACGCCCATCTTGCGGACATACTCCTCAACGTCCGCCTTCGGCTGCACGAGATACGGCGCCGCTTCATGCACCTTGTAGATTGGGTATCCCGAACGGATGCCGGACGGTGGCAGGGTGCGGATGCGCTTCGAGACCTCCGTCTTGGTCATGTTGAACATGGCCGACAGTTGGTTGACGGTCGCGCCCTCGTAGACGATGGCCTTCGTGGCTTCGTCGTTGTTGACGCGCCTCATGCGCGTGAGCAGGCTCGCGCTCATGGCCGTTGTCCCTTCAACCGCTGACGCAGATCGAGAATGGATTGCTTCAGCGACCGCTCCTCGTCCCCCTTGCTCTCCTGAGCAGCCATGGCTGCCATGTCGTGTGTCTCCTCCATCAGCAGATGGTGGACCCGCACTACCTTCTTCTGGCCCTGACGCGCAAGGCGCTTGATGATCTGCTGATAGAGTTCACCCGACCAGAACATGTCGAAAAACGCCAGATCGTGACCGGGACCATACTGCATGTTCAGGCCGTGTCCGGCGCTCTGCGGATGCACAAGCAGGATCGGAATTTCGCCACGGTTCCACGGCCCTACCGCCTTGCCGGTCCGGTCCATCAACGTCGCGTTCGGGAACGCGCGCATCAACCGCTCGCGGCTGGACTTGAACCAGTAGGAAACCATGATGGGCGAACCGTCGAGAGACTCGATCAACTCCTTGAGGAAGTCGATCTTGCCGTTGTGGAAGAAGTTGGCTTTGCCGGTCTCGTCATAGACGGCGCCGCTGGCCGCCTGAAGCAACTTCTGCGACAGGGCCGCCGCGTGCAGCGCCTCGATCTCCGTGCCGTCAGGCAAGGAGAGGATCAGCGTGCGCTCGAACTTGCGGTAGGCGTCCTTCTCGCGCGGCTCCATGCGAAGACGGTGTTTCAGGACGTGCGGCTTGTCGACGTCCAGGTAGTCCTCCTCGCGCATGACGAGAGTGATGTCGGAAATCTTGTGGATGATCTCGTTCTTGGTGGCCGCCTTGACGGTATAGGTCTTCTTGTACTGGTCGTGATCGAAGTAGGAATCCCGGAACCGCCCGATGGAGTTGCCGAACCGCTCGCCCACGTCGAGCAGGTAGTATTGGGCGAACAGGCCCATGTAGGACTCGGCGGCCGGCGTCGCAGTCAGCAGGTGCATCCGCGTGAGCATCTTGCGGACGCGCTTCAGCGCCCGCCACCGCTTGGTGCTATGGTCCTTGAAACTGCTGCAATTATGCACAAGCGCCCCGCCTGCGTAGTAGAAGGGCGCCCCGTCAACACTTAAATCGTAAACATTCTCGCGACCGTGGAGTTCGATATTCTCAACACTGTCCACCCCAATTCCGCCAACCTCTCCTCCTTCTTCCGGTCGATTGCGCGCTGTCGAAATGTGTTGTGAGGTTGCCCGTCTACCTCGATGGCGATCTTGGTTTCCGGGCACCCGAAGTCCACTTTGTAATTCGTGGGAAACCCCGCGCGGCGAGGCCCTAAACCGATTGCATAGTTGAACCTCCAACGTGCCGGCAGAACGGTGCTCAGTAAAGTCTCGTGCTTGCTCATCCCTTTCCCGTTGCCCCCGCGGATGCCTTTCAGCCGCTCTGTGCTGCTCTT